CCAGACAAGTTAATATAACTCCATCATAGTAATACTTAGCCCCCGCGGATTCACCATAAAGGTTTACTTTGGTTTGTTCAAGTTTTAATTTATAATAAACACATTCTTGGGAAACAATATCCCCCATCAACTCTCGGTTGATGTGTCTAAATAAACTTATATCTCTTTGACCCCCATATAACGCCATATTATCCTATGTAAATTGTGTATGGAACTTTGTTTAATTCTTTTTGTAAGAAATCGTTTTCAGTTGCTTTTCTTTCTAATAAACTACTTCTTGAGGTTTCATCAAAATACGCTCTTAATCTTTCTATTAAAGCTTCTCTATCAGCTGTTGCCGATGATAATAAATCAGATTGATTTAATGTTACATCAGCATCTGGGATTGGTATTGTTGAATATTTACCTCTAATATACCCTAACATTTCTTTTGCTATTGCTAATGTCATTTCAAATATCCATTGTCTTCCTATTGAATTTATAATATTATAATTGGGATTATCAAAAGGCACTTCTGCTACATTTGTTATCAAATCAGAACCATTAGAATAGGGATTATTCCTTTCTGATTTTTTGATGTATTCAAAATGTAAGTTTCCTGTAGAATTAGGTATTGGGAATATTTTTAAATTGTTATTTACTAATTCAAATGAATAATTTGACCTTCTAATTTGGTCATTAAATTCAATAGCTTGCATTACTTGAAGATCATAATTTATGGGCATCATCAAGAAATTGATTGCAGGTGAATAAGAACCCCAACCAAATGAATCCATTAAATCTATCATTCCTGTTCCTGTTCCTGCATAAGGATCAAAATATCTTGTGATTGCAGGGGGTGCTTCATAAAAGATTCTATTAACTTCTATTGAATCATTAGCTGCTAAATTAGCATTAGCATCAGCCCAAGCATTCATATTATAAGTTTGTTGGCCTGCTGTTAAAGCTAATGAACCTGAATACCAAGTTACATTACCACCTACTCCTGCTTCTACTCCATATTGTTCTGAGATTCTTACTATTGAAGCAAGATTTGGAGTTATTAATTGATTATTTGCTGAGGTGTTACTTGATGCTCCTTCTAAGGATAAATAATTTTCTCTTATTTTATAAGCATATAATTCATTCCCATATATAGTAATTGCTTCTTCAAAAGCAGTATAAAATGAACCAGATTGTAATTCTACATCTGCCAAAGGATATCCTAATCTTCGAGCACAAAAATCAGCTACTTTATCAGCATCAGTTTGAAAATCTAAATCATTATCATAAAAGCCAAATGGGGTTTGACCCACGGCAAAGGTTGATGTTCCTGTCCAAATAGGTATATTCATAATATATTAATTAAGTTGTTGCTATAAAATATTCTACTTTAGCACTACTGCCTGAGGGTTCCACTGAAACTGAAGCTATTTCATCATAAGTAAAAGTATTTGTTAAACTACCTGTTATTTCACTTGTTGAAAGCATAAATGTCCCTCCTGCAGCTATTGAAAAATTTAATAATTCAGAAGAAGATGATACTTTTAAATTTAAAGGTACTGTGGTTGAATAATTAGATATTCTTCCATATTTAAAACTTCCTGAAGAGAAAGTACCTGCTCCTGGGTTATTACTATATTTAAAAATAGTAGTTTCACTGCCTGAAGGTACAGTAACAATTCTATTATCAATGTTTTCAATATTTTTAATTGTTAGATTGTAATCTGTTCCTCTTTCGGTGCCTTCCAGCATTACTCGTTCTTTTAATAAAAGGGTGAAATCAGCCATAGTTTTTATTATAAATACTAAAAAATTAAATTAAAACAAAAAAAGACCTGACTAAAAAGCCAGGTCTTAATTTTAATTATACTAAAAGTGTATCTTATACTGTAGCTAAGTTGCTAACAAATACTCTTCCGTAGAATTCAGGTCTGATCATCTTCTTAGCATAACGAGTTAATAGACCTTTTCTTGGTGTGAAAGTGTCTGGATCGTATACTAGAGGAGTCATTATAAGTGGAATGTATGGAGCAAATACAGCACCTGTTTCTAGGAACTGGTTTCCTCTGTAACCCATTAATATAACGTTTTCAGTCATATAAGGGTTTTTATATACATCATATCTACTATTCATTTGTCCCATTTTCTGGATACCAAATGCAAATTTATTCTTAGATGCATCACCATCAGCATTAGAAGCAAATCCTGGGATTGATTCTATGATAGTAGCAACTGAAGGAGAAATCATAGCAAAATTAGCACCACCTCTAAGGGTCTTTTGGTGAATTTTGTTAGATACCTTTTGCATTTTAGTTCCTAAAGTTTGGAACCACTGACCTTGAGTGTTGAAGAAAGCCAAGTCATCATATCCAGTTTTACCAGAATTTAATGATTGGTTATTTTGCGCATTCCAGTATTCATCAGCAGCTGATGCATCTGCAATAAGCATATCTATAATTTCAAGATCAATCTCTAATGAAATGTATTCACTCATGATTGAAGTTAACTCTGCCTCAGCATCTAAGCTTTGGTAAGCATTCAAATCTTGAGCAAATTCAGGAGTCCATTGTGCTTTTAACTTTCTAGTTTTAGCAACAATTGCTTCTGATTTCATTTTCACATCAATTTGTGGAATTGATAGTGTTGTATTGCTTGCATTGTTTGGGTAACCCGCACCTGAAGCATCTTCAAAATCACCTCTGTGATTATCAGTTGGTTGTTGGTTGTATAATACAATACCATCTCCAGCAGCTGTTGGTATATTAGCACCACCTACTGAACCTGAAAATATAAAATATATGTCAGTTCCATCATATTCAGTGTATTCAGGAAGTAAGTTTGCTAATGAAGCAGCATTTGGATTAGTAGCTGAACCTGAAGATAGAGTAAATGCTCTAACACCTTTTGTATCAGGTCTAGTTAAACTAGAAGCAGGAATAGATACAGATGTATAATCTCCGGCAGCAACAGAAGCTGATAATTCAGCTTTATAATCTAATTGTTGCCAAGAAGCAGTAGCTACAGTAGTAGTAGCAGAAGCTGAGAATTGATTTACTGAGTAAGCAAATCTTCCAGCACCATATAAACCATCTGAAGGATCAACTCCTGCACCTGGATCAGTATTACCATACATAGAAGCAGGGCTTGAATAAACATCTCCAGCAGGTCCTTGGTTAAGTTCCTTATCCGAACCATATTGGAAATCGAGGAAGAATACTAGACCAGAAGGTAAGTTCATTGGTTGAACTGAAACAAATTCTTTAGAAGCAATTTGTCCAAATACTTTTCTTACCAATGGAAGGGCTACACCAGCCCACTGAGCACCTTGTCCTGCTGTAAACGTAGCACCACCTTGATTAGTGGCATTTGCTTCAACTACAAGTTGCTTAGCTTGGTTTTCAAGAATCATTGACATATTGTTCTTGTGAACTTCGCTACCTAAACCTTCTAATAGTCCTGTTCTCTCCCATTTGCCAGCTAATCTAGCGGCATCACTCTGAAGGTTTTTCCAACCTTTTGCAGAGCTTTCTAAAAGTGAATTTAATTGACTCATTTTTTTTAATTTAAGTTTTTAATTATTAATTTATTTTAAACCTGCCAATTTTTGAAACCTAGCCACCATGGGGTCAGTTTTAATAATTGGGTTTTTAGTTTTCTTAAAGTTTCCAGTTGCTTTGGAAGCACTACCTAAAGATTCTCTAATTGGTGTTCTTTTAGACTTAAGTCCCTCACTTAATGTCTCGAAAATCAATTTTGATTCTTTAACAGTTGTTGCTTTATCAAATGAACTCAATACTTTAATTTTTTCATTTTCTGTTAAGCTTTTCGCTTTAAAGATCTTATTTGTATAAAGTAACTTTGCATTTAACAATTTTACTTCACTTAAGGTAGATCCTTGGGTTTTAATAGTAGCATATGCTTCTTTTAACCCCCTCCTTAATCGTTTAACTTCAGCTATCGCTCTGGTTTTAGACCGTTTTTCGTTCTTAAGTTTTTCGTTTAATGATTTAAAATTATCATCTGTTTCAGCGATTTCAACTTCTTCAGTTTCATCATCTTCAATTTCAATATCTAATTCTTCATCATCTTCAACTTCAACTTCTTCACCTTCGGCTTCAAAGCCTTCTCCGGCTTCTAATTCACCTGCTGCAACCATATCTCCAATAACGTCTTCAATGAATATTTTTAAGTCTTCATCAGTCATATCTTCGATATCAACACTTTCTTCTTCTGTGTCCGTTTCTTCTTCAGTTTCAGTTTCGTCTTCGACTTCAACTTCTTCTTCAGCTTCTACTTCTTCTTCTTCGTTAAGTGTTTCTTTTTCTAGTTCTGCTAAGATTTCGTCTAAATTGATTTCTTCATCCATATCTTCTTTTTCTTCATCAAGATCTTTATTTTTGTTGTATCTTGGTTCTGAATCTAAAGATTTTCTTTCAGCACCTCTGTCTGGACCTTTGTCATCTTTATGACGCATGTCTTCAACTTCATCCATTTCTTGAATCTTTGCAGCAAGCATAGATTTAAGTTTTGGAGTAAAAGCTTCTTCAAGTGCTGCCTTAGCGTTTGCAATTGCAACTTCTTTAACGGCTTTAGCATCAGCAATAGCCTCTTTGAGGATATCTCGTTTTGCCATTTTTCCTAAATTTTAATTTGTTGGGAAAGTACGTTTATTATGAAACGTAATAGAATTTTATTATCTTCAATGCCATATAAATGAGGGTAATGGCATATTTACAGTTATACGTATATGGGAATTCTTAAAAGTCGCAGAAAATTATTAAAATAATGGGCAATTACCATTAGCACATAATATTTCTGTTACTATTGTGTTAATTTTATTGTACGGGTTAATAATATTTTCTTTTCCTTCTTTAAGTGTTTTCATGTATGAGCCTGGATTGGAGGGGGTTGAAACAAAATCCCAACATAATAATTCAAAATCATCTTGAACTTCCATTAGTTCACCATTTTGTTCTAAAGAACCCATTCCACGAGAAGATACACCACAAGTAATTCCATTTTCGATTAATGCTTTTAATATATTTCCAGATGGGGTAGGTAATATTTCAATTTTACCCATTACATTATCTCCATCCCACCACATATCTTTTATGTTATGTGATACATTTTTTAAATTAACAACAGATGATTCAGGGTGGTCTAATTCACCTACTGCTCTGTTGTCTTCAACTATTTCTTTGTACTTATCAATTTCTCGCTCCCAAAGATCTTTTGAATAATATCTACCATTACCATTTTTTACTTCAGCTGTAGCTAAAATACCTTCAACTATAGGGTTACCTCTTTCAGATACTTTACCCTCAGTTAAACTAATTGGGGTTGGTTTGAATAATTGGGTTTCTATAAGTACTTGTTTCATCTTAATAATCTCCGTATTTTAATCTTAAACTTTGTTCAGCACTTTCTAAAGCTTTTCTCATATGATCCATTACTTCATCAACATTACCTAAATCATCATATAATTCTTCAACTACATCGATTATAGCATCTTCTGTAGAATCTGCTACTAATTCTTCATTAACACCATCTTCTTCAAACATTTCTATTGCTGCTATTTCTTCAGATGATTTTTTAATGTCTTCTAAATCGGTTTTAATTTTTTCAGTATCCTCTTTATCGTCTTCTGCTTCATTTAACCCAAAATAATCCATATAATTAGTGCCTACAAACCCACCACCAGTTACAATACCACCTGCTATTGAAATTGAATGTTCTTTAAGTTTACCATAACCTGATGATTTATATTCACCTTTTGGTTCTTCAGGTTCACCTAAACTAGGTGCTTCATCAGTATAACCTAAATCTTCTTCTCCAAATTGACCGTTTGTAGTATAATAAATTGGGTCTTTAGCTAAATTTTTAAATACAATATCTTTAATTTCTTGTTCTGTTTTATCAGCGTTTTTTGGATTTTTTAATTCATTATAATAACCCATTTGAATTTGACCAAAGATCATATTGTTAGGATCTTTTTTATCTGCGGTGTCATATCCTTTAGATTGGTCTTCTTCTACTTCTTTTGATACTTTTTTCTCTTCAGCTTTAGCTTCAGCTGCTTCTTTAATAAAGTTTTCAAAAGCAGTTTCGTATCCTTCTTTTTTCTTTTTACCAAAAGGATTATTAATTGGGGACATACCAACAAAATTTTCATTGATGATATTCTTTTGTTTAAGAATAGTTGATGCCTCATTAAAGGCAGCTCCCTGTCTAATTAAATTGGGGTATAATTTTTTAGCTTCTTTAAGGAAAACATCTTTATGACCTTTTCCTTTTTTAATTAATCCATATTGTTCGGTTAATGTCCTTTTCATTCTTCTTGTTTTAATAATTCTGTTATATCATCCAATAATTCATTTATCATATCTGTTGAATAAACTATAGCATATGAACCAGGATTTTCATTGTAATATTCAGCTGTATTACTTTTGGCATTTGATAAAAGTGGGGATAGGGTATTTATTTTCTCTTCTACTTCATCAAATACACTAATTCTTTTTTGTTGGAAATCACTATATTCAGTTAATTCCTCTTTTTCAAATAATTGTTTTACTTCTAAACCTGATCCTTTAATTTTTTTAGGTACAGGTTTATATCCTAATTTATAGTAATAAATATTAGGAGCTCCTGTAGACTTTTTATTTTTATCAAAAGCTTTGGGTGTCATATATCCTATACCTTCTTCTTCATCTAAAGAATCTGGATTCTTATGTAGTAGTGCAATCTCCTTTAATTTACTCCATAGAGAAGGATTGGTGCTTTCTCTCCAAACTTTATATTTGGTAGGCTCTTCATCTTCATCATCCCCATCCCACTCTTCAGTTTCTTGATATATCGTTATCGCATTGTCGGATACAGAAAACTCAACACCACTTAAATCACCATCTTCCGCATACTTAATATATGTTTTAGCCATTTCATCACCTTCACCTTCATCAATTGATTCATCAATAGAACCTGCTACTAATCTATACCCCCATGAATTTAATTTATGTTTTAATTCTGCTTTATCTTCAGCTTCAAAATCAAAACTATTATTATATCCATAATAACCAAGACCTCTTTTTTCAATATATGTTTCTCCATCTGGGCCATCATAAATTGCAATTTCTCTAGGACCATGGAATGTACCTTCATCAAGTGATTCTTCTAATGTATCTACATAGGGTTCTGATGTTCCATCTTCGTATTCAACTGTGTAATCTTCAGGATTATTACTATTGTTTTTATTAATTCTTTTTACCTTTTTACCTTTTATTGAAAGATCTTCTTTTACCATTAAAACTCTTTCATAAGCTTCAGGGTAATTTTTTCTAATATGAGTTCGGTATTTGTTAAATAGATTCTTTACTTGATCTGCAATGGAATCAATTGTTGGATCTGCTTCAGCTTCACCTTCACTTTCTAATTTTTTTACTAATTGGTTTAGTTTATCAAAAGTTTTATAAACAGTATCAAATGCACCTACATCTTCTAAATCCCAAGTAACAGTACCTGTTACAGGATTAATATCAGTTACTGTGGATTTTTTACCCCCTTTGATTTTTACATCACCAACTTTGAATTTGTTATTTTCTTTTAACTTAAATCTATACATGAGTAGTTTCTAATTCTTCAATTAAATCATAATATTGCAACAAATTTATTAAGTCATCATCTTTAACTTTTGATGTTTTATCTATCGTGGGAAGAATTTTAACTACTTCATTTATTTTAATTTGAACTGTTTTATCTTTAACTTTGGAATTAAGTTCTGTTAGGGTAGTTTTTATTTCATTTACTTTACAATTGTAAAATTCTTTTAATCTTGGGGTATTGTCAATAGAAGTAATTAATTCCTTTAATATTACTTTTTGTTCAGGGATTAAATTATCATACTTACCATTAAATTTCTCTAATAAAACTTTATAAGTTAGTGTTTTTAAATCCTTATCGTAATTTTTAAATTCTTCTAAAACTGTTTGTTTAACTTCTTCCTTAACTTCAGGTGATGCTAGATGTTCTAAAATTGTAATTTTATTGCTAATTTCATGTTTAATATTATTAAGGTTAGGATTAGCTTTTATTTCAATTAGAGTATATAAAGCTGCTTGAGACTTATAGTTAGGAAGTTTATGTCTAAAGAATTTATTAACATCATAATGATTTTTAATTTCTTTAATTAAATTATATTTCTGTCTTCTTAAAGAACTTCTATTTAATTGTTTTGAGGATTCTAACAAAGTAGATAAAACAGTATTTGCTTTAGCTTCTGTTAAATTTGTTTTCTTTGATAAGGTTTCATATAACTTATACTCTTTCCCTAATTCTGTTTTTACAAAATACTCTTTTAATATTTTTCTAGCTGGAGAGTCCTTTCCATCAAGGGTATCAGCTGTTATTTGTCGTACTAGTAATTCAAAAAGTATACCAGAATTCTTGTACTTTGAATGTTTTATATTCATTCCTTAGGCTTTGGTTTATTTATAAATATATAAAAATCTATTAATCGTGCAATTGAGATTCGTCTAATAAGCTATCTCCCTTATTTTCTTTCTCAAAAACTAGTTGTTTTCCTGTTTTAGGAGGTCTAGGGACTTTTTTTAACATATTTTTTGTCTCTAAAGCTAAAGGAGAACCACCTTTAAAGTTTGTTTTTAATCCCTTGCTATCGTTATAATCTTTTTTCATGCCGTTTTTCCCTAATGGATCTTTACCAAAAGCATTTTCTTGTTTCCCTCTATCAGTATTTGATTCTTTTTTTCTACCTAAAGGAACTTTCTCATCATAACCATCAGGAACATTAGATGGATCAGATTGTGTTCTTCCTATCCCATATAATGAAGCTAAATCATGAGGTGTACCATATGATTTTCCTGTTTCTTGTGGGTCATTACCTTCAGCTTCTATTTGGGCTAATCTAAATTTACGTTTAGCGTCTTGTTGGATTAAAGCTCTATACTCATCATATTGATCTTGACTAAAATGCCAGATGTTTTCATAAATCCAATCTGTAGGGAATAGGTTGGAATCTTTCATTTCATTGGATAAAGTCATCTTTTCAGTCATTAATGCTACTCTTTCTTGATCATATATTATTGAAGGAGTAGTCATTGATAATTCAAAATTAGTTAGATTTTCATCTTTATAACCTTGAGTATATAAATGAACTAATGCTATTTTTGTTAACTCAGAAACTACTATTCTTTGAATTCTTTCTATTGTACGAGCAAACCTAATATCTTGGGCTGCTAATGTAGCTTTACCCTCTGTATTTTCATCATAACCCATAAATGCTTTAGGTACTTTTAAAGCAGCAAATAATTTGTCTCTTAAATATTCTACATCAGCTATTCCATCATATTGTAATCCTGCTGCAGTATCTATTTTAGTAGCTGTATCATTACCCCTAACTGGAATGTAATAATCTTCAAGCATGTTTTGCATGTTATATTTAAGATTATATTCTCCTGTTTGTTGGTCAACATATGGAGTACGTTTCATTTTAGAAATAGTCTTTTGCATAAAGTTTTCTACTTCAGCAGGTGGTATATTCCCTACATTCATATAGAATATGCGTTTTTCAGGCGCTCTAACTATTCTATGTATCAACATAGCATCTTCCATTAGAGTGTATTGTTTAAACAACTTACGTGCTGGTTCTATATAAGATCTACCATAAGGTAAGAAGTTAGTGTCTGTAAGTAATCTAAAATGGGCCATTTCATAATTATCAAATATAACAGTGTTTTGATTTACATCATTAGCCCCCGGTACATTATAAAAACCATAACCACCTGTGGATACTCCTTCAGGGTCAAACCCATATTGGATATCATTTGGGTTTTCAGGATCTTGTCCTTCTAACCTTTCGATGTGAAAAGCATTGTATGGTATAACATTATAGACCCCAAACTTTTCAGCAATTTCTAATTTTAAAAAGAAATCTCCATATTTACACATATTACGAATCCAAGGCCAAAGATTGAATTCAATATTTAAGACATCATAAAACAGGTTATATAATATTTTTTGTATATTTTCATCAGAGCTTCTTATTTGAAGTACTTCCCCCATATCATTCTTTAAAGTACTTTCATCAGCTATAATATCTAAAGCAGAAGCTATAATTGCATCTGTATCCATTGAATCATATTCTGAATATAATTGAGGTCTTAAGGTTTGGTAATTAAAATTACTTTGATACCCATATAAAGAAGTTGGGGAGTTAGTGTAAACTCTATTAAACCTATCTACTAATGAATTGGTTTCATATTCACCTGATTGTTGGATTTTATTTACATCCATAACCTTTAATTGGTTTCCACCTTGGTTACGAATAACTACATCAGTTGAAAATAGTCTTCTTAATCTTGAAAATAGTCTTTTATCTGCCATTGTTATATATTGTTATAAATATTATAGAAGCCACCTAATGTCTTCCTCCCCACCAGAATAAGGATTATCTATTTTCCATGGGTTTTCTTTTTGCTGTCCTGGGGGAGTATAAACTCCAGTATATGTTGTTTTATTTGTTGAAATTCCATTTAACATACTTTTAGTCAAATCAACTCCATGTTGTTTAAACCTAAATGCTGTATCTCTCATATACATAGCAACACCAAAAGACATTACTAAATCATCATTATACCCCGATTGGGCTTCTGGTCTTCCATTCCTCCAAATAAATGTTCTCATTTCTTCTAGTAATCTTTTAGAATAAAATGTAACACCTTTATCTCCAATATATTCCTGAAATTTACCTACTACCATAGGTCTAACTCTTGATGACATTGTAAATCCTGCTACCATTTTAGATGTATCCATATATTGGTCAAAGTATGAATCAGCCCTTACTTCTCCACTTTTAGGTGAATAATAAAGATTTTGATATCCTCTATCTATTACTGTTTGTATTGTTGACCATCCTATACTATTGTTTTCTATTACTAATAAAGCTTCGTTATATTCAGTTGCTATGCCTACTAATAAATGCCCATATTCTTTTGTTCCTAATTGTCCTTTATATTCCCCAACTTGCACATTATTTTCTATATCAATAATATGAAATGCCGAGTGGTCTTTTCCATCTCCTCTAGCTACATCAGCTACAACCATATAATTTCTTGAATAATCACATGGTTCCCATATCCACAAATTACGATCTGCCCCTCGCCTCTCCAAAGGCTCTTTAATAAATGTTTTTTCATAATACTCCATATACTCAGGATAAAACACTACATCACCAGAAGTT